AGTAAGCTCTTTGATCATACGCTGTACTTCGCCTGGTGTATTACCTGCACCTGATGATTGCGCCGCCGAAATCATGTTTTCTTTGATCTCGTCTTTGATCTTTTTCAGTTCTTCTTTAGAATATGTAGGACGGCTTTTGCTTTCTTTACCGTCGGCTCCGCTACCGCCAGGCTTGCCGTCTTTGCCGTCTTCACCTTCCCAGTCGATATGCTCGTCTAGTAGTTCGCCAAGTTGTTTAAGAAACTCTTCACCTTTATTCTTAGCGTCTTCAAAGATGTCGTCATATACGTCTTCTGAAGACCATTTGTCGTATTTAAAGTCTTGGTAGCAGTCAATAAATGTTGGCTTAGTACCAATACGATCTCGCACAAGCAAATTATTTACAATATAGTCTGCGGCAATATTATAAATTTTTGGAATACGGTCTTGTCTACGAGTTAAGTGGTCAAAGACGCAGTGTAGAATCTCGTGTGCAATAACAAACTCAATTTCTTTGTTTGACATTGCATTAAAGAATTGAGTATTAAAATACAAGTTACGTCCGTCTACGGCAGCAGTACCTAACCAATCATCTGCACTTTTGATCTGCAAACGAGTTGCCATATTACCAAAAAATGGATGACGTAACAGCAATCCAACACGAGCTACAATGATACGATCAAGTACATCAACTCGCATCAATCTAAGTTGTTCTTCAGTAAGCTCTTTAGGTTGCCAATTTTTCTTGCCTGTGACGCTCATTTTGCATTCCTTTTTAACTGTTATGTATGTATTATATATTACTTTACAGGAAAAGTCAAGTGAAAATGGACGTTTTTATTGAGAACGCCCAAACTCTTTTATGGTTACGCTTGTTGAGCGGCAGTAATATACTTACCATAACGTGTATGAAACTCGTCAAAGCACTCAGTTTCATCTGGGTCAATAGGCAAAGCATACTGTGTAAGAGCAAGTTTAATACCCATAACAACTAGCTCAGTCTCAAAGTTATCCATTGCAAAGCGCAGGAAGTTATTTACTTTGGCATCAAACTTTTTATCGTTCTTGTCGCATGCTTCTTTAAGCTCATAGCACAAAGACACAGTTAAAGAGTACATAGCACTAATTTCTTTTGACTTCATCTCTTTAACTTTGCCCTCTAAAATATCAGTAGGATTAGGCATTGTTGCCGACACTCGACGATGTGCCATAAATTTTACAGCAAGACCTTCGCCTACTGCGCCACTAACTAAATCAGTAGTAGTGGTGTCATCGTCATCATCTTCAAGCAATTCACTAACAAATATCCATGAACGAGGAGTAGCAAACGAACGACTTGGGCTCTTAGGATCAAAGTCGTACAAGTCTTTCTTTGCAAATGTCAAGTAACCTACAACATCGCGGTGTACTTTGTTATCAACTGCCCACTGGAACCAGTCATCAAATGATACTGCAAGTTCTAAGTGTACAAAGCGGTTAGCCAACGGAGCAGGCATACGGTACGTAACGCCCTTATCAGCTTCACGGTTACCAGCGGCAATAATAAGAACATTATCTGGTAATGTATACTGTCCAACTTTGCGATTCAAAATCAACTGATATGCTGCCGCTTGTACACTAGGAGCCGCTGAGTTCATTTCGTCTAGGAAAAGAATAATGAATTTATATTTAGATGCCATTTCAGCATCTGGCAACTCGCTAGGAGCACCCCAAACCATTTTGTGCTGATTTGGATCGAAGTACGGAATACCTTTGATGTCTGTAGGTTCCCAAAGGCTCAAACGAATATCAATAACTTTGGCTTCCATTTGTTCACCAATCTGATGAACAATATCTGATTTACCAATACCTGGAGGACCCCAAAGGAACAACGGACGCTTTTTCTTAAAAGCACGTACAATGCTTTTCTTTGCGCTGTTAGGAGTAACGGTACGAAGTGTGGAGATTTCCATTTTGTGTTCCTTAAAGGGTTATAAGTGCTTGTGTCTAACTATGTATATATAATAACACTGATAACAGCAAAGGTCAACCACTATTGGAGTCTAAATCGTCTTTTTTATGTCTGTTTAGGGCCTTTGTTAGGCCATACTTGCGTATATCGCCGCTAAACAGGTGTAATTCCATGGCTTTTTTCTCGTTTGTAACAATAATGCCATGCCTACCTAAGTAATACGGACAGTCGATAAAGTTGTCCATCCAAATTATTACATTAGTAGTAAGCTCAAAATCTCTAGGATACGGAACTTCATAGGTAGTAAGTTCTATATCTTCTGTAATAAAGCGAAAGCCTTCATCAGTAAGACGCAGCCCGCCTGTATCTTTTGCTCGTGTGTTCTTCCACCACACCGGAAAATACTCCTTTACAGCAGACTCACCGATACTTTTGTCAGCAGCCTTAAGGAATATTTTAGTGTAGGTTTCTTTCCAGTTCATTCGAAGATCGTTTCGCCTGTGGTAAGTTTAACCACAGAAAATTCGTCACTATTAAACAAATTGTTTAATTTTTTGGCTAGATTAAATGCATGCCCAGGATTTGAGAAGCTGGTCTTTTTATACTTAGGTCCTGGATAGCTAGTAAGCATATTTGCACTTTTAAGATTAAAAGGCTGATTTTGGAAAAACACAGCCCAAATGGCATCAGAATGTAAGACTTGTTCAGTTTTATAAGTCTTTTTATCTACATGTTCTTTTAATATGGTAGGCTTGGGTCTGCTCATATACGTTGTCCTTTAGTTAACTACGCATATATTTATCTCTTTTTAGAGTAGATTTACCACTTGCTTCCGCCATCCATATTAATTTGAATCACATCGTCCGCACCGCTATTCTTACGTGCAAGCAACTGCTCAAGGTCGCCGTTTAATCTTGCCATAACTTCGCCTAGAGTAAATGCAAGGCGTCGAGCTTGATCAATATTCATCTTCAGCTCTTTTTGGTTAGATGCATCAGCGCCCTTAACTTGACTAATAAACTGCTGAATAGGATTAGTGTTTAAAGGTTCAACGGTTGACACAGCTTAACTCCTGACGCATCTCAATTTCACTTTTGAATGGACCTTTAGTAGTGTAACGTTCTACTGTAATAAGTTTAGGACAAAAGCTCTTAACCCAACCTTTTTCAAACTGAATAATATAGTATCCTGCACAGTACAAACTCTTGCTCTTATCGCTTTTAGTAAACAAAGGAAGTTTACGTTTTACGTCAAACATAGGGTTAAAAGGAGTTGAGTTAGTTGCATAACCGTGTACTTCTTTTGTACTGATTTCAGTTATTGCTAACTCACTCCAACTTAGTTTTTGATCTAATGCTTTAGTAAGTTGGTTTTCAGTATGATAAAATTTAGTACCTGTCGGAGTACTTAAAATATACTGATCCTCATTTAAACTAATAGTGCCAAATTTAACACCTTTGTCTTCAACAATCCAAAACTTATTTTTAATAATTTCTTTTGCATTCATACCGGATACCTCGCATTTAATGGCTCTGCATAATAAGTAGCTTGATCTGCAATACGTTGCATATCCCACTTAGCACAGAATTTCATAAGACGCATGCCTACTTGATCTACTGTCTTAGGCACAGCATGCTCTTTAATTGTAGTAGTAATTAGTTCTTTAATGTGTTCGGGTTGTGCAGTTAAGTCACACAGTACTACATTACGCTGATAATCATCTAGCACACGATGTTCGACACCTTCATGATCAGTCCAACGCTGTAGCATCATGTTATTCCAGTTAAAGCCTTTTGTAACTTTATCTTCAAACGCTTCTGTAAGGCCAACTTTGTTCTTAGTGCCTTTTGTACGCACACCGGGATATGCACTAAACACATTATCACTAGTGTCGCCACGCATACACTTTTCAAAAATTTGCCACTTAGGATTAGGAGCAGGTTTTACTTCTTTGGTCTTCTTGTCAATAATAGGCTCACGCTTCTTATCGTCAAAGTATCCTTTGTGTGTAATAATTGTATTACTCACACCGTTGTACTGCTGTACATTAGGTGCAATAAGTTGTGCAAAGTCGCCATCTGTACTAATAATAATATGAGTGTCATTCGGGTGCATTTGTACCCAACCTGCAATAAGATCATCTGCTTCTAGTTGCTTGTGTTGCATAACAGTACAATTAGTCTTTTCAGTAACGAAGTTTTTAAACTCGTCAAAGATACCCCAGAATG